TACAAGATCAGCAACATGTTTAACTAACGCATCAAAGTTAATATAATCAAATACTGGAGCTACATTAGCAAGTGATCCTAATATTTCTATACCTCTAGTAATTGATGAAAGCTCTGAAGATTTTTGTGCTTTAGCAAGAGGAGAAACATATTCTATTTCTATGTCTTGACCCGATAAGAAATCTGGTGCAGAAGCAAACTGTCCTCTTCTATATAAAATATTAAAACATCTATCAATCATTGGTTTTAATAATTCAGATTGTAATCTACCTAATACTGGACCCAATAATCTCATCTTCTCTTCGTTTCTTTGTATGACTTCTGTTGCTGTCATTTGTGGTCCTTGTTGCATCAATAGTTGATCTACATAAAAAACATTTCTGATAGCAGTTCTTCTTTGCTCTTCCATATTCAAACCTAGTGGATTGTTTGCACCAATGTTTAGTGGTTCAATTCTATCTCTTGTACCACTTCTATAAAAATTTAATCCACCCGGTACAGTTCTAACTGGTAATAAGAAACCATCATCCGGAACTAATAGCGGTGGGTCCACCTGTTTCTGCGCAGCTTTGATTGTAGTTTTTGACATCTCGTTTAGCATCTTTACGTCTGGCAAGGCTGTCATAGCTGGTGATCTTCCATATATTTCGTGTGATGCTTTTAAGTATCTAGGAACTACAAAAGGAAACTCTTGGAAACCCGATACTGATAATTCATTACCATTCTTCATTTCAATGTACACAGATTCAAATGGCATGTTGTCTGTATCTTTTTTATTAGGATTAAAATCTGATCTTGGATATACAACATGTAACATTTCTAATTCGTTGTATGGATCTTTTTTTTCTTGTGCTTGAATATCAGTTGATACTTTATTTCCAAACTGTTGTATTGCAGCTCTTGCTGATAGTTTAAATTTTCTGTAAACAGTATCTATTTTACCTTTGTCATCTTCAGCAATAAAGATTTCATTAATGTGTCTTGTAGAAAATTTTAATATATCTTCATTATCTTCTTGTATAAACATTGCTGCTGTACCAAAAGTAATTAGGTCATGGTACAGTTCAAATATTTCTTGTTGAAAGTTTGATCTGTTAAATGCTGTGTACATAACTTCAGTTGCGTTCTCTAACCAAAGTTTAGCTTCATCTTCCATTTCTAATTCTGAATTTTTAAATCGTAGTGAGAACCAAGGTGTTGATGGATTAGTTAGCATCCCATGTAATGATGCTGCTAATAATTCTACTGCTTGTATCGGAGATGAATCAAAAATTAATTCTGTTCTCTTATCACCTTTTGATCTTGTTCTAGTTACATCTGCTTTTCTTGGTTGCATGTAGTCTGCAACTTCTTGCCAATGGGTTTCCCAATTTTGTCTTTGCGCTTTTAATCTATCAAATCTTGATAGTAGTGATTTAGTTAAATCTGTTTTTGCCATTATACTGATCCTAATAAACTTTTCTTACCTAATGAATAATCATCTGAAACTTGTGTTACACCTTTTGATGAAGTTAATGTATATCTTTTTCTTCCTTCCTTCTTAACTTTTCTAATATCATATTCATCATTTTTAGCTCTTTGCTCATCAATCTTTGCTTGTGTTGTTTGTACTTCTGATCCACCAATATTTTTTTTAATTATAGTTTCTTGAGCAGGTTGATTGTTACCGCCTCCAGTATTAGTTATTTCCCTCCCATAAGCATCTACTTCGCCTCTACCTCTAGCTCTTATGTAATCTTCATAATTATCATATTTACTTTTGCCAGCTTTTTTAACTTTGTTTTCAAAAAAATCTCTATTAACTTGTTCTGTTTTTCTAGTAATAGGATTATTTAATATAGGAGAATTATCTATATATTTTTCAACAAAATTTTTTTCTTCAACTTTACCATATTTATTAACTTTATAATTTTTCTTAAATTGCTTTGCGTAACTATCTTGTTTTTTTTCGTCTGAAGTATCTGATCCTCCAGTTGATGCTCCTCCTGCACCCATATTAATCCTTCTTTCCTAATAATGTTTCTAATGCTTCTTCTTCTGTTTCTTGTATGCCAAGAGGTCCAGTAAGGATAGTTTCTTTTCTACCTCTTCTTCTTCTCATAATAGCATCTTGTTCTTTTTTAATTCTTTCTTTTTCTTCTGGTGAAAGCTCATCACTTGGTGGCTCCGGTGCCGGAGGTGGTGGTGGCAATGATGGCATTTTTGGTTTAAATATTGAACCCATAATTACAAAATCCTATAATTATTATCTGCTACAACTTGTGGAGCAGTTTGTCTAGTATTAATTTCTTGAAGACCAACAGCGAGATACCTCATGGCATCACAAGCGTGTGAACTCCAATCGTGTACAGGTTTCGATCTGAACATTCTATTTTTATCGATATACTTCCTGTGGTAATGTCTTAACGCATCTATCAAACTTTTGCAATGGTCTACGTCAATCCAACATCTAGGTAACAACATTGTTGTTGCATGGATCCCATCTTCTAATGGAATTTTTGGTACGACTTTAAACCTTAATCCTAATTGTAGTGCGACCTCTCTCCGGGTTTTTCCATTTCCAAATTCGGTAACTTCAATGTCATGCGGAGCAAAATGATCTTTGTAGATATATTCTTTTTCATTAATCATCTTAATGTAATAAGGTAGACCTTGACCTTTCTCTTCGTGGTAATCAATAATGTTTATGGATCTGCCAAGCTGTTGATAAAATATTATAGAACTGTGATCTGATACTCCAAGGTCCCATGCTGTTGATACTGGTAGTGCAGGATCGTAAGGCACTCTGGTAAGTTGTCTGTCATCATCAAGTTTTGCGATAACGTCTCCATACACTGCGCCTTCTATGTTGGCAATCCAATCGCACTCAAACTCTTGCTGATACTTCTTCTCTCCCATAACTTCTTTTGCCTTATCTAATTCATCTTGATCAACTATCTTTGTAGAACTAGCTTTAGCTTTGTAGTGAAACCAATCATCCGCGCCTTGCGCGTGTTGGTACAATTCGTAAAAGTTGTTCTGCATACCAGAAGGTGTACCTATAAATACGCAGTAACCTTTCCTATCTGATAGTGCCGGTCTAATTATTTCTGGAAACAACTTACTGTTTACGTTTGCGTACTCATCAATTACGCAGCCATCTAAGTATATACCTCTTAACCCATCTGGGGATTCTGAGCCTAGCAGGGTGATACGAGAGCCATTTGGTAGGTCTACACGCAGTTCAGTCTCATTAAACTTGGTGTGGGGTATCTTGGCGGTAAACTGTTTCATGTAATCCCATGCGATAGACTTTGCTTGTTTGAAGGTGGGTGCAATATAGGCATATCTAGGATTCTTATTTTGGGACAGCAATGCTGACCTAATTAGGTGGTTGATCATACATACTGTTTTGCCGAACCTTCTGTGGCATACCAGTACATTCCACCTGTGGTTGTCTATTTGTCTGTGCAAATATGCTTGATGCTTCCTTGGTGTGTAAGGAATTTTAATATCCATATCTAGTGTATTCTGTCGGATCTAATATTATTTAAAGGTTGATAGTCAAAACCCATTGATAGCATAGCATAGCTAATAAATAAATCAGCAGATTTGTTATTGGGAAAGCCATAAAACTTAATTATTACATTGTTTGTGCCTTCTTCAATGTAAGCAACTGAATCTAAATCATCCATACTAAAGTAATCCATGTACTACATTTAGTACATTTGAAAAAAAATAAAACTAAAAAAGTGTTTGTGTATAAATGGGTGGGTGGCTGTAAGGGTGTCCTCAAGTCCGGTCTATATATATATAATAAAATGCGGTAGACTTTTGGGGGTATAGGGGGTCAAGGTTTACAAAAAATAAGTCAATGCTCTGTATATATATCTTTTTTAGATTAGTGATAATAAAACGTTACCGGTAACTATAGGGTTAATGTTTTATTTTCTATAGATAGGTCAACAATGTTGTCGTTTCTTGTGACGCATAAAAAACTTTGGCGCTCTATGAATTGAAATAGGAACCTATCAACAATAAAACTTAGAACAATTCTAAACTGTAAATATACAACACTGTTGCAATTATATCACACAAAATAATTTTATATTTTTTTTTATATTGCCTTGTTTTAGTCATAATTAATTTATACATGTTGGATATGTTTAAAACAAATCAACCAAAGGAACCAATGAGAATAGAAAAAATAACAGAAAGAATAAAAAGACAAGAGACAATAAAAAATCAAGAATTAAAAAACAAAGTTATATCATCAATGAAAAAAGATGATGAACTAAAAAAATATGTAAAAGATTTTCAAGATTTATCAACTGAACAGTTTGATATTTTAATGAAAATTATAGACAGAGCATATTTAAAAGTAAAAAACAAATAACAACTAACCAAAGGAAACTATGAAAAAAGAAATAACACTAAAATTCTATGACAATGAAAGTCATGGATATATTAAAATATCTAAATATGATTTAATAGCATTTGAAATAGATATAAAAGATTTTTCAAAATATTCTTATTATAACCATGATAATGGTTGTTATTATTTTGAAGAAGATTGTGATGCAAATCTATTAATAAATAAACTTAATGACAATGGTTACAAAGTAAATTTTGATACTAAACATGTTGACTGTTATTATTTTGATAAACCTATATTTTCAAGAATAAATGTTGCCTAATTCTAGCCATATTTATTTATTAACTTTAATTAACTAACGAAAGGAAACACAAATGATTATAGACAAAAACAATGAAGGCGCGTGGCGAATATCCGACACGATCAATGGATACTTTGAAACAAAAGTATATTATTTTTATACTAAGCAACAAGCCATAAAACTATTTAGAGAATATAAAAAACAACTAACGAAAGGAAACAAATGAAAGTAGAAAACATAACAAGCAACAATGGAAATAAAATAGCAAATCAATTTGTTATTACTGATGATAAACAAAATGAGTATTTTCAATCTTATAATTCAATGATTGTAAAGAAAGACTATGAGGGTGATCAAGTTAAAATATATCTTGATCAAAAATATTGGAACTATAGCAACACTACCGGCAAATATAGAAATATATTTTTAGGTGAAACTATAACAGAAACTAAAAAGAAAATTAAATCTGGTGAGTATATCTTAACAGACTTAAATAAATAGAAAGGGAACTATGAAATATAATACATTAAATAAATATTTAAAAAGACAAGCGAGAAAATTATTTGAAAAAGAAAAAATAATAAATCCTAAAATAAGATTACAAGATTTATTATTTACTTGTGAATATGATAATCCATTTTCACTAATACCAACTTTATATGTAAAAAAAGAAAGCGAGGAATAAATGCCAAAATATAAAGTAAACATAGAAGAGCTAGGTTACGAAAGTATTATTGAAGCTGAAGATGAAGATGAAGCTGAACTAGAAGCTATTATTGATTGTAAAATGAATTTACATGAATACATAACAGCAACAAGCGAGGAAATAAATGAGTGATGACAGTAGTAAATTAAATAAAATGATTGATGACTGGAACAAGTACCTTGATAAATTAAAGCAAGAAGAAGAACAAAGTCTAGCCATGATTTATGACTACGATATAGAACCATTACCAAATGATTTGGTTGATATGATAAACGAAAAAAACAAAAGGGAAAAATGAATAAACAACTAAGACAGGAACGAAATTTTGATGAGGTAGAATTTATAAGTGGACATATAATGCGACTTATAAAAATTACTGAACAAAATATACAACTAGCAAAACAAGAAAGGGAAAATAATGTACATAGACAAATACAAAGTAGAAATAAAAGGTACTAAATATCACGATAGAACTGACAAGAAAATGACAGATCAAGTGTTAGCTACCTATGAAAGCAATGATGGTATGCAAGTAAAAGCATTAATAAATATACTTGAAGAACTTGCAG